TTAAAATTTCTTTTTGACTGATGCTGAATTGCTCACTTTTATAGTTTGACCAATATTCTTCATTAAATTCTTCCTGATATTTATGGATTATTGTTGTTACTGAAATCAATTCCTTACCATCAACATAGTATTTGTGAGGTTCATCGTAAAATGTAACGTCATTAAATGTCGTAAATAATTCAGTCGGTATGATTATTTCTGAATTCATATTGAGGCAAATATACAAAAATTTTAATTAGTAACAATATTGTTTTGTAAAATCGCCCCCAAATTAATGTCTTCCAAGTCTTTTATAATTGAATTTTTATCTGCTGGTAAATTGGAATAAGCATGAATATGGTTAATGAGTGCTCTTCTAAAAATTTCCAATGCTTCAACCAAGATATCTGCTCTGGCAATTGGATGACCCTCATCGAAAATTCGTTGTCTATCCTCTGGTTTTAATCTTGCAGCCTTAAATTGTGGATTACCATTATGCGATATTAATGCTATTTTATCGCTTTGAATTATGGTGTTACTATAATATTCATCAGTATCATCTTTCTTTTCGTATATCAAACCAATTTGTGCAGGATTTTTTGTGTTTAATTTTAACACATTATCATTTTCATGTTTTCCTGCTCTAATATGAACCTCATTAATGCGTAAAATAACATCAGTATTTACTTTTCCAATAAGGGCAACATCTGTTTTCAATGGATAGACACCATCTGCATCAGGAAATGTTGAGGGTGCTGGTTCAGGGATGGTTAATCCAATATTTGTTGTCGATAATGCAGTATAAACCGAATCATATCCAATTTTATGTAGTTGAGATATCACACTGCCCATCCAAAATCTACTTCTTTGGGGATATTTGATATCTTCGATGAAGATTCTCACTATTTCACCCACTTGTGGATATATGTGAAAAAACTTAGGCAGCATTGGATAACACCAAGGCAAATCAGATAATGTTGTTCTATTGTCTAAATCAGGTATTTTAACTTGAATTCTGCCACCATCGGTGGAATCGTCAATAGATATCACTTCACCATAATATATTGTTCTGGCAGTACTATAATCACCCTCTTTTCTAAAAGGATTGCTTGTTTGTATTATTGGTTTATCGTATGCCATTATCTGTTACTCATTTCTTCAATTAATTCCACATAATTTTTTTCAACTTCCTGTAAAATTGCGAGTTTTTCATTTATTTTCTTTTCAAGCTCTTCTGCCTGAAAAGTATAGCCAATAATTTCCTCTTTTAATGCGTCATGTTTTGCTTTGACATCATTAATCATTTTATTTAATTCAATTGGTGAATGTTTACTTAAATCTTCCATTATTGTATTACTCCATAGCCTTTTGAATATGTAATTGTTGCACCAAATACGGTAACAGGACCTGTTGGTGAAATACCTGCAGCATTAAGTGTAATTCCCGGTGGAATTGCTACACTAATAATGGCATCTTGTTGAAGTGCTTTTACTATTTCTTCAATCCTTATCCTTTCCATTATTTCATCAGGAGAATTACCGCCTGATGGCAATGCACCGACAGGCAATCCAGCTTCGCTTTTTCTGGCAATAATGCGTGAGGCAATCTTGGTTGGAGATAGTCCGGGACGTTTCGGCACACCAATTAAAATAAGTGGTGTTGGAATTGGCACAGTACCCCCAACAGAAGATAACTTCAATATTTTATCAAAGCCACCAATGATTGACTCAATGCTATTAAAGTTAATTGCCATTTACTTTGCTGCCTTTAGCGTTTCCTGATTTAATTTTAGTTTTTTAATGCTAATCCATTTCCAACCCAAAAACCATCTGGTCATCAGTATCCTGAACCAATTTGGCTTAACGGTTGTTGCGAGTTGTGTGCCTTCTATATCGCCATCGATAAGATAAACACCTACGAACTGTTTGTTTAATTTCTGGTCTACTATCATAATTTTAAGTTATTAAGCTTTTTAATATACCTACGTATTGATTTATTTTTTCTTGTATTATCCTTTTCACAATTGGTGTGAGCATTGCGAGCAAGAATGCTACAATTAATTCAAATATAAACTTATTTATCATTTTCATCAAATCATTTAACATACATTTAATAAAAATTTTAAATTTTTTCATATCTTCTTTTGGGTCTCCAATTTTTGGCGTGACACCATCAGGACTTTCGAATCCACTTATAATTGCCTGAAGCATTCTTATTTGTGGGGAAGAAGTCATGAGTTGTGCCAATATTTGTTGAACCATTTTTATAATTCTCTGGAAGAATCCATCTTTTATTGTTTCTTTATTTTGTTCTTCAACTTCCGGTGTATTTGTTGTGCTTTGTGCAATTGTTGCATCAACCGCATTTCCAACAACAAATGAATCAGTTGACCCGGATATTTGTTGAATAAGGCTTACCATATCATTCATTGGCAATTCTGCAGCGACAATACCACAACCCATGTCATAATAAACAACACCATCAATTAATGCTTGTGCTTGCTGCAATAATGCATCGAAATCATCTTGAGATATTTCGAAACTATCATTATCTTCAAGCAATTGTTCAATCATTTTTGAAATTTGTAGTTCATTATATACTTGTTCAAGCGTTTTCCCTTGATTTGCAGTAACACTACCATAAACAGCGTTCATTACATTTGTTAAAAATTCCTTCTTTTCAATAATAACTGTGTCATCAATATAATCACCCAACCATTCTCCAATATTTGAAGTTGAAGAAGCAACTGTTGGTTTAAAATTAAATTTATCTGTTGATGAATCATATATAATTGAAAGATTTTTATATGTAACAGGTGTTCCATCAAGAGTAATTGCTTGATATGCTTTACTATCAAAGGTATCTGTAACACCATACAATAAACTACCAGCACTTGAATTTGGATTGGTTTTAAACTTACCATAAACATCAATATCCTTTACTGGTACATTTACACCATTATTTTTAAAATTAGTTGGAAGTTGGTCGCCAGAATTATGTTGAATCATTTGTTTTTTCAACGTTTCCTTGATTTGTGGTTCTGCAATATCGGTGAATTTTGTGAACAATTCGCCTGTAAGCTGCTTTAACGCATCACTACCAACAACCACTTTAAGTACATCGAGCAAGTATGGAACAACATCTTTTTTATTGTTGATTGACGGGAATAGATTAGTCTTATCATTCTTCTGATTTTTACTTCTTTCCATGAATGATGTGTATGCACCAATTGTGGTGAAAACATTTTTCTTATCGTCAATAAGTCCCATTAATTAGTATTTTTTTGTTGATTTTTTTCAATCTCTTTTTGAACCATTTCAATCAAGCTATTTCTATCATCAGTTGTTATAACTCCCTCATCTTCTTTAACCTTTTTATTTGAAATGGGTTGAGCGTTGGTTGATTTTTCATCAAATACAACTTCTTTCAGATATTTAAGAAGCATGATTTTTTGGTCTTGGTTCTTAGCTTCTGCAGCAATAAGTTTCACAATCTGGTCGCCAATGGCTGCAATTTCTCCACCTTCTTTTACTTTCTGTTCCCACTTGGTGAAAAGACGGTTTAGTTTTGCTTTAATATTGTGAGTCTCATCATATATTTCCTGAAGTAGCTTATTTACGCTTTCTTCATCAAATGTTAATCGTTTACGTATTGGTCTTGGCATGACAATATGGTTTTAGTACATATAAATACAAGTTATTTTAATTATATGCGATTAAGGTTTGTCAATGTTGACGGACCTTTTATTCCTCTAAGTAATCAATTTTTTCAATGAAATATATTTCCTTAAATGGTTTAATCGCAATCCTTATTTCTTTTGTCGATAATCCGGTTTGTTCTTTTAAAAAGAGTAAGACTTTATTTTTGGCAAATTTGTTTGTTACTCTTTTATTATATTTTCCTTCCGGGGTATCTTCCATGAATAATATGTGCCAGTTTTTCAAAACATTAATTATAGCATCTCCAACAATCACTTCATTCTTTTTCATTGTTGTGTCTGTATCAATTCTATCTTCAATTTTCTTGACAACACAATTAATCAATTCTTCAAGTTGATTTTGTTTATCCATTTCTATTTCATATGAATATTCTACATTTTCATTAATTTCATCAATGTAATCATCATACGAAAGATTTATTTTTTTCTCAGTATAGCTTTTTTTGCCGTGGTCTTTATAGTAATTCCTAATTATTGTTTGACAATAACTATATGCTTTGGTTTTATTTCCCGTTTTTGTGATTTTATTCGGGTTAAATTTAACCATATGCTCTATCAAATGAGTCAAGGCATTTTCTTCAACTTCACCCATATCATAGTTACCAATATGTATTGGATAACGTCTTAATATAGATTGTATCATTTTGCGAAAAGGTTCAATCAATATTTGATTATAAATTCGATTCTTTTCTTCACTTGAAGTTGAATTTATATAATCAATGACTGCCTTTTCCTCTCTTTCTGCAAAGTACGGTACATTATTTTGATTTTCTTTCATTTATCATAAATTCAACACATATAAATTATTTTTCAAGCCTTGACATGTCAATCACCCTGTCATTCATAAAATTGGCTTCTTTGTTGGCTGTGTCAAACCAGAATTTCCTTTCGGGAACGGGCATGTTTTTTTGATATGTATCAAATAAACTACCCTCTCTGGTTGCCAAATGCTTATAACCAATCTTAGGCATTGAATATATTTTAGATGCGTTGTTTAATGCTCTGAGTAAGAACTCATACATGAAAGTCAACTTAATGTTTGATTTATATCCACCAAGATTCTTAAATTCAGACTTCTTAATTACAGCACCTGACAATTTAAAATCGGTGTATTGTTTAAGTGCTTTTGTATTTAAAAAACCCATTTCGCCATTTTCACCAACAAATTGTTGTGACCATACTGTTTCATTTGTCAGTTTAATGCCTTCATTCTTTTCATTAACTTCAATCATCATGGTTAAGAACGCATCAACATCTGGATATGCCTGAACATATTTATTGGCATTTTTAAAAAATGTTGTACTATATTCATCATCGAATTCAAGTACCGAGAAATATTCGGTACTTGCAACATCAACTGCAAGATTTACTTGTGACTGATAATCGGTTTTACCTTCATTTTTCACCAACACAAAATTTAATTTGTCTTGATATAATCCAACCATTGAATCTCTCCATGCAATTACATCCGCTTCAATCGCTGCGGGAAATACAACATGAATTGATGGTAGAGGACTACCTTCTTGTTTTGCAATTGATTCAATTGCTTTGGTAAGTAACGGAGTTGTAGTATCATTACACTCTATTATTGGAACTATAACTGATATGATATTCATTTCTAAAATATTTTTTATTTGAAATTATTTTTATTCGCTAACTGGCGGGTTGAAAGTATCTGCCTGTTGTGCAGGTTCTATTGCAACCACTGGTGGCTGAACTTGAAGCGCATTCTGAAATAATTCAAGCCTTTGATTAACAAGACCCTGATAAATTTCAGTTAATTCTTTTTCAGATGCTTCCTGATTATATTTTGATGCAATTTTTTGCATAGTATCATATAATTCAGGGGTAATGCCATCATCCAAGAACTTGATAAGTACTTCACCAGCTAAAAGTGGCAAATCGTAGAAATTATCAGTCCATACGCCAGCACCTTCAATCACTTTAACCACATTACCCTTCTCATCTCTTTCAAGTAAGTATTCCGGCATAATATCGGGTTTCAAGCAAATAGGAACTACACCTGATTTCATACATTCAAGCGGAAATGTGCCAAATGATGCAATCCTGTCAATCCATATTGCTGCAAAATTCTCCTGCAATCTTTTTGCAAAGTCAACCCTTCTCATTGTCTGAGGCGGTTTGCTCTTTGTAAGCATCGGGTCGAAAGTAATCCAATTGTACTGAGGATATTTTGCGAAGAATAGTTTAACAAACTTCGAAATTTCATTAGCATTCCTACCAACAATTGAAATTATTGGTTTTTGGGGAACTTTTGATTTCTCAAAATATTCTGGAATTCCAATATTATATGTATTGATGTTGAATTTTCCTTTTCCGTAAAAAGTTTCAACCAATTCTTTAAGACTTAACGATGTTGTGATAATATCACGAACACCAAATGATGCCCAATCTGTACCCGGAATTAATGCATTTTCCATATAATCAAGAGATTGAAGTAGTCCAACTCTAACGCATGGAAGATTCTTTGTTTGTTCCATAATGTTTGAATACACTTCCGGGATTACCATAATGTCTTCAGGACCTACTGTTAGTTTTGGGTCACTCATTGGAACGTGTTTGAAGTTCGTTAATTCCTTTTCAATCCATGCGGGAATCACATAATCTCCCTTTTCAACCATCATCACCACTTCAAAACCCATACTTTTAACAACAGTAGCATGAAAGTAAATCTCATACACCGATGCAACAGGATTTGGTGAATCTGGTACACAGAATAAGAATTTTGATTTTTTATTTGTTAGTTTATCTAACGATATTTTAATCTTTTCGATTTTTTCTAATTCAGCTTGTTGTGCTGCTACGCTTAGTTCGTCTGCCATTTTATTTATTTTTTATATTTAATTATTTTTTCGAATTCTTTATTTTCAAACAAATCATTGACTTGTAATATTTCAAATAAACCAGCCTTAATTGATTCGTTGTAAGGACGTTTTACTTTTATTAATTTCTTTCCCCAAGGAGCACCAATTTTAAGGATTTCCGGGTCTGATGTTATAAGAACATCAACGTTTTTCCACATATCAAGTGCATTATCAAGGAATTTATATTCCTTAAACCTGCTTGTTATTTTACTTAAAAAGAAAAGTGTTGGGGGAATACTGAATTGATTTTCAACTGACATTACAACAAAATCTGCTGCTTTATCATATTTTAAAAGGAAGTTCTTTAAATGTAAATCCATTCCCTTATACATCATTGTTGCAGATGCATGAATTTCAAAACAATAGTCTTCATACATAAAACGATTATACACTTCTCTTGCCGTTAGCTTAACTTCTTCTGTTTTTTTAAATAAAAAAGAATCGGCATTTGCTTCACCAGTTTTTTCATCGACCTGATAATGTACTGGATTAATATTATCCGGCATATCTTCAGGTTCTTTTAATTCTTTAACTTTTTCAACAGTATCTTCCCAACGATATGTATTAAAATAATCATATGTATATGATAATGGTTTTTCCGTTGGAATTCCATCTTCACCGAATTCCTGCGCATAAAATCTGTCAAATTGAAGCCATTTTGCTCTTAAAACCTCATCAACATCAATACCTATTCTTAATTTATTGCCCATTCTTGTTTTCTTTTAATAACTCCGATTGATATTGGAGTTCTTCTTGTAATTTTTTCATCATTGCAGTATGTTCCTCAATTAACTTTTCATCAGTAACATATTGTGGATTGATGCATTCCAATCTTGTATCGGGAGATTGTACTGGA